AAATACCACCAGGATCTAAAATCATGGGTGGTAAAGCAGTCGACGATGATCTACCACCACCAGGTAGCAGAGGTGGTGCTGATGATATTGCAGCTCCTGTACAATCAGCAGAAGAAGCAACAACTAATTTAATGGATTCAACAATTCAAAAAATGTTAAAGATGGAACCAATTAATGCTATGAAAGAAGCAAACAAAGTTATCAAGAGAGAAGGAATCTATAAAGCTCTTGATGAAAAACAAGCAAAGAAAATTTTAGAAGACACTGAAGATCACATCTTTGAAAGAAATTTTAAAACACCTGATGATCCTGACTTTGATCCTGAAAAAATGGCAACAGGTGGCATCGCACGTATTGGTTTGAAAGATGGTATGAACAGAAGAACGTTTTTAAAATTTTTAGGTGGTGCAATATCTTTACCAATCATCGGTAGATTTTTTAAACCAGCAAAAGGCGTTAGTAAAGTTTCAAAAGTTCCTATGATTAAAACTGGTGATGTGCCAGGTAAACCAGAATGGTTTGATCAGTTAGTTAACAGAGTTATCATGGAAGGTGACGATGTCACTAAAAAATTTGCAACTAAAGACAGAGAAATTGTACACACTAAAAAAATTGATGATAATAATGATGTAACAGTTTATCAAGATTTGGATGAAGGTACAATTAGAGTAGACTATGATTCACCTAGTAACATGGGTGAAGACACTGTATCATTGCAATATAAAAAACCTAAACCTGATGAGGGAGATCCAAGACCAACAGCTGAGTTTGAAGCATCGGAGTTAGAACCAAGATACGTGGGTGGACCTGAAGATGCTGATATAGAATTTGATGGTTTAGGTGGTGGATCTAGTATTAAAATGTTAGAGTCTGATGTAAGTAAATTGAAAGAATATGCAACAGGACAAAAACCTACACTAAAAGAATTTGTAGAATCTAAAAAAAGAAAAGACAGAGTAAAAGCCATTAATGAAGATACAATGGAGCAAGCTGAATACTTATCAGGTAAATATGGTGATGGCCCTGAACCAGATTTTGATGATATAGAAGACTTTGCAAGAGGCGGACTAGCTGGAATGTTAGGTGAGTAATGGACATCTTCCAAAAACTTTATGAGATAGAAAATGAAACAGGTGGTGATGTTTCAGGTATTAAGAAACTAATCGACAGTGGTCAATTAACTACAGCAACAGATATCAAACCACCAGATCCAAAACAATCTGTTCAAGAAATAGAATTGTTTAATAGATTTAATAGAGACTATCCAAATTATGCTGATGGCGGTATGTTAGTCAAGCCAAGTGAAGATGGATCTAGACCTGGATACGCAGCACCAAAAACACAAACCCCTGTAGAAGGAGCACCTGCTAGAGTTACTTTTGATGAAGAGAAAAAGTTATTTAGAAAAAGAGTACAAGAGACTGTAGGTGGTAAGAAAAAAAGTAAATATATTTATTCTAAACCTGGAGAGTCTTTAGATTCTTTCTTATCAAGAAAACCTGTAAGAACTACCGAAGTATATGATGCAACTGTCAAAGCAAGACAATTTATAAATGACTGGACTAAAAATTGGTTTGATCAAAATCTAAAAAAATATGGAGTACGAGATTTTGATGTAATGATAGATGATTTATCAAACGATTGGAATGCAAGATTAGAATCAGGAGACGCTCCTAAAGCATCTGCAAAATTTAATTTATCCACACCAAAACTTAAATTACCTAATGTAACAAGTGGACGAGATGCGAAAATGAAAAAGGGTGCTATAGAACCTTTTAATTATAACGGTGTTCAGTTCTATGCAAACTTAGAAAATAATCCAACTGAAATAGGTAAAACTTTAGCACAATATAAAAAAATATTTTACAAAAATAAAATTGAATCAGACCCACGTTTACGAGGAGAGTTAAATAGATTCTTTGATTTTATGGCTAAAGATAAAACAGGTCTTTACAGAACGTCTGAAGGTCAAACAATTTCAAAATTTATGAATACAGTAAGTGATGACGCTAAATTTCTATTAGATGCAAAAGCTTCAGGTTTAGATAAAGCTTCTAAAAAAGAAGTATTTAATGCTTATGAGGATCTTTCTGATAACTACAATAAATTTACACAAGATAAAGCTAGATTAAATGCGGTACAAAGAGAAACAGAGGCTATGGCCAAAGTAGGTGAAAAAACTAAAGAACAGTACCTAAAAGTAAAAGAAGCTATAAAAAATCAAAACAAAGTTCTTGCTAAAATGTCTGTGGAAGACATTGCTAATGATAAACAATTATTAAATAGTGTAAGAATGGTTATTAATGCTAATACAGGAGCGGTCAGTTTTACAAATTATACTGCCAATGATCCAAAAGGAAAACCAGAATTAAATGATTTAGAATTAGCTAAAAAAATAAAACAAAAAGCTGTTGATGGTAATTTTTATGTTGCAGAACATATTTCTAAAAGATCACTAGAAAAAGCAAACACTGCATTTCCAAATAATCTTCAATCAGCTAATTACATGAGTAACTCTCAATTAGAAAATGCTAGAAGATTTTTATTAAAGCCAGAAAATAGAAATACACCTGCTGCACAAAATTTAGATAAAACATTAGAACAAGTTAATTTAACTATTAGAGGTTCAGAGTATGGAGGAACGAAATACGGAAACAAAACAAATATTGTTTTTGATTCAAATACAAATAGATCAAGTATTGTTGATAGTCAGTTAATTGGTAGTCAACAACCTGTAACAAACACCAAAGAAATTTTACCATTAGCTAAAATAGGTTGTCCTAATAAAATGGCAGATGGTGGACGTGTAAATTTTTCTAATGGAGAGGATGTAGTAGGATGTGCAATAAGAGGTCTTAATAAAATAAAAAACACTGCTCCAGAAAAACTTGGTCCTATTGAAAAATCAAATATAAAAACTTTTACAAAAACAGCATCAGGCGCAAGGCTATTAAAAAATGTCCTTGGTCCAGTTGCCTTGGCCTATGAAGCATTGTTCGCGGCTCCTTTTGCAGTATACGATTATGCAAGTGGACGACCAGGAGAGGATATACTTAAAAACTTTTTAACATTAGGAATAGCTGATCAAAAATTATACGAAAATGAATTAAAAAGAAAGTTTCCTGATTATGGAAAAGCTCAGTACTTAATGGATTTTGATGACAGGATTTCAGAATATGAAAGACAAATGGGTGGAACAAAACGTCAGGCATTGAGAGCTAAACCTAAATTAAATATAGCTTTAGATAAATTTAAAAATGATCCAACTAGATTAGAGTTTGCAGAAACAGAGGATCCAGCAGCAGCTTTATTTGAAAACTTTTTAAAATCTCAAGAAGCAGTACAAAGTGTAGCGCAAGATCGTGCGAACCTAGCAGCAGAAAGAGGTTTTGGAGAATCTGCACCTCAGTTAGATCTTGGTGACTTTGCTTACGGTGAAATGGCAAAAGGTGGACGTGCAGGTTACTTTGATGGAAAATCAGTACAACCTGTTGAGATAGATTTTGCATCAGCAGAAGACAAAGCTTTTTCTGATATGATGAAAGCTTATCGATATTATATAAACAGCGGTGGTACAAAATCTCTTAGAGATTACATGAGAACGGCTGTGGGTAGAAAAAGAATAGGTGGAGGTAAAGAACATTTTAGAGGAGCAGGTGGTGGTATTGCTAAATTAGCTGGTGTAGATGAAGGCCCACCACCAGAAAAAGGACCAGATTCACAAGGGTTGAAAGGTCTGTTAAATCGTGCTATGAAACTGAAGGAGTAACAAATGGCAGAAATGGACAAAGGACTCCCTAACACTCGTACAAAACTTGACATCCCTTCAGAAGAAGAGATGGCACAAGAAGTTAGTGTTGCGGAAGAACAAGAACAACAAAAAGGACCAATCGAAGTAGTACCAGAAGAAGATGGCGGTGCAACGATTGACTTTGAACCAGGTGCAATCAATATACCTGGAACAGAAAATCATTTTGATAACTTAGCAGATATTTTACCAGAAGATGTAACTGAACCAATCGGAAACGAAATGGTGCAGAATTACATGGACTACAAGTCGTCTAGAAAAGAATGGGAGAATTCATACAAAACTGGTTTAGATCTTTTAGGATTTAAATATGAAAACAGAACTGAGCCTTTCCAAGGTGCATCGGGTGCAACTCACCCAGTTTTGGCTGAAGCAGTCACACAGTTTCAAGCACAAGCTTACAAAGAATTATTACCTGCAGATGGACCTGTAAGAACAGACATCATAGGTGTTAAAAATCCACAAACTGAACAACAGTCAGAGCGTGTAAAAGATTACATGAATTATTTAATTATGGATCAGATGAAAGAATATGAATCAGAGTTTGATTCGATGTTATTTCATTTACCATTAGCTGGTTCTACTTTTAAAAAAGTATACTACGATACAACAATGGGAAGAGCAGTATCGAAGTTTGTACCAGCAGATGAATTAATCGTTCCGTATACAGCTACCTCATTAGATGATGCGGAGGCGGTTATTCACACAATAAAAAT